TACCGATTATTATGTGTGTATCAACTCCTAGTTTCCACAGGCGTTCAACAAAATTTGTCCGTAAATCATTCAATATTTTGAAATTAATGAACTTTCTACGATCAACAACATCTCCCAAATGGATTAATGTTTTGATATTGTGTTCTTCAAGGTAGGGAAAGAAAATATTATCATAAAATTTTCGGAAATAATTCAAAAATGTAAGACTGTCACCACGTGCACCCCAATGTGTATCCGTTATAAGTGCTATTTTCATGCTGTGACACCCATAAACAATTCCAAATTCGATTCTGTTTTCTTAACTGCTTTTTTCTTTTTACTTTTCTCAAAATTATCTACAAAGTCATCCACAACAGTCTTAAAATCAGAATTTCTGTAATCGTCCATAGAAACATTATTATCACTATTAAAATCAGCATTATGATCAACATTCTGCATAGTTTTATATTTAATATAAAGCTGTTTCTTTTCTTTTTGTATTCTTCGAATAAAAGCATAATAAATTATTTGAGTAAAATACGCGAATGGGTTATTCGATTTTTCTGGATTGAAATTGTGGATATAATGTAGACAATTTTCTATTCCATCAGATATCATATCATTCTTAAATGTATAATTAATAAAATTGGGTCTAAATGATAATCTTTGAGCTATTTTCAAAAATACAGAACCTAGATATTCAGAAACAGGTGGAAGTTCTTTACCATTTTTGATAGCTGTATTATAATCTCGTTTATACTCAACCATCGCCTCTAAAAACTTAGCATTATCTACATAATGCTGTTTTGATACTTTTTTTCTTTTTGCCATATTATCTTCTAATAAAACAGTTGACTATTTAAAGTTTGTTTACTTATTATAACATATTTTTTCTATAAGTCAAGTTTGTGTACCGTATAGGGAAAACTCTCATCATTATAAATCCTAATACGTTCTTCTAGATGTTGATACGCGAAATTCTTTCTTGCACCTGTTCTTAAATCATCTGCTATGTCATATAATACTGTTTCGTTTTTATTTTCAGATAAACGTAAACCTCGGCCTATTGATTGTAAATTTCGGATGCGAGACTTAGAAGGAGAAGCGAAAACAATGTTATGCAGATTCCTAATGTTGATGCCGGTACTGAATACCCCATAACTTGCCACGATGATAGCATCATGTTCTTCTTCTGCGATTGCTCGTATTCGTTCTCTAGTCTCGGTTTCTGTTCCTCCATGTACGAAAAAAGTCGTTCTGTTACTTTCATCGGATACCTCCTTAATCATATCGTATAAAATACGTCCATGTTTTTTCACTAATCTAAAGAGTAGCAAAGTATTACCCTCAAGTGATAATACTAAATTTTTTATATATTTATTTCTTTTTTCATGTCCTACTATAAATTCTATTTCATCCATGTATTTACTATTTCTCATTGTTACACAAACATCATTGGGATATTTTAACAATAAAATTTTTATACTAAAAGATGCTAATTCCTTTTTATCAATTAATTCTTTAGTTGTTGTGGCCTTGTAAACCTTACCAAATAAACCCTCAAGTACTAATTTGTGTGTTTGTGTGCCATCTAATGTTCCTGTAGTTCCAATTCTATATTTTGCATTTACACATTTGGTCATAATTGAGGTGAGTGATTTCGATTTAAATCCATGCGCCTCATCTCCTATCACCAGTTCATACGGCTCAAAAAGCTTTCTTCCTAACTTATAAATGGATTGCCATGTCGAAATAACAACCTTCTTATTCGACACCTTGTCCTGTCCAGCATAAACCTGATGACAATATTTTAAAGAATCCCATCCATATTCTTGAAAATCAGCATATAACTGTGAAACAAGAGAAGTAGTAGGTACGATTATGAGAGTCTTAACGTTAAGTGCTCGTACAATTAGATAGATGATTAGGGATTTACCACTAGCAGTAGGTGATACCAATAATGTTTTTTGATATGATAACGCATGATGAAATGCGTCAAGTTGATAGTCTCTAGGAACAAAGGGAAGTTTCAAGTGATCTATAAACTCTTGATTATGTTCTATCTTGAGAGGTTTCCACCAGTCCCCATCTGGAATAACTTTATAATTTCGTTTTTTAGCAAATATAAAAACATATTCAAGTAAACCACTATACAGGTATCTACTGTGTATATTGAAAAGTCTTATCTTACCATCCCAAATCTTATTACGATATGCGGGCATAAACGTATATCCGGGAACAAAAAATGTAAAATAATCACATATTTCTTGGGCAACAGAGGGTTCACAATTAATTTTTAGATACACCTCATCATGTTTAGATATGTGAATATTTTCAATGCCCCTCTGTAAAACGCTTCCAGTCGATTGCATTTTTAATTAAGTATCCTCTATTGGATAATCCTTTTACTATAGCTTCAAGATAATCAACCTTCTCTTCTTGTAATGCTGATTTTTTCTTGCTCTCTATTATGTCTTCATCCGCATCTATGTATTCTTGAATATCTGCTTTAAGTAATTTGAATTGAAACGGTTCCCAATCAAATGCTTCCATTTCTTCTGCAGTCATTCTTCCAGAATAATACTCTCTCTTCAACTTCAAGAGCTTGCCATATTCAAATTTCATATTACGGAGTCTTAATCTCTCATCATGAAAGAAAATTAAATATTTGTTATGTAGTTGTGGTATTTTTACTGATTCTTGAGATAATTCTGTTTCATCTATATCACAATCAGCTGACCACAATTTCTGTAATTCTTCAAATCTCATTTTGCGTAATGCCTATTCATTTCAATTAACAATTCTTCATATCTTGTTTTTTCATCTTTGAGTTGAGGAAAACTAACATCCCGTCTTTCTAAACCTATTGAATTAATCCTCAAAAACTTAGCCGGATTACCCGCATAAATGTTGCCCGGTTCTATTCTCACCTTTGCTGGAATAATAGTACCCATACCCAACATACAATATGATCCAACAACTTGATATTGGTGAACAATAGTATTGAACCCAAATTGTGACCCTCTCATAATATGACAATGGCCTCCTAAAGTTACATTATTAGAAAATATCACCTCGTCTTCTACAACACAATCATGAGCTATATGAGACAATGCCATAAAATAACAATCATCTCCTATACTTGTTAATCGTGAATAGCGTGTAGGTAAATGTACAGTTGTATATTCTCTAAAAATATTATTATTACCTATTGTTATTGTACCGGAGGATTCTTCTCTGGTGTGTTGGGCATCTGTACCGATACACACATAGGGACCGATCTTATTGCCCGTTCCAATATTAATTTGATCCCAGTTTACTACGGCTGTTGAATGAACTTCATTGCCCTCAATTTCTTCCCATTCCATCTTCATCTCCAATGTGGTGTAATTAAATTATCTACAGGGTATGCACCCAGTTCATGTGGTTTTGGCTCACCATGAAAGTATATTATTTTAGCTTTTTCTATTAAATCAGGATTATGTAATATATGAGCCTTATAACTATAAATTCCTTCATGTATATTATCTACTCTTAATACCTTCCCATCCTCATCAAATAATTTTCTTAATAATATCATTTCAGAAGGAGCATCTCCAAGAAATCTGCAGTTTTCATATACCCAATCTCTTTTGTTTGTCCATACATCCCAAATATGTGTGGCAGTTTCAGGGTTACACCATGTTAAGGCATTACATACTTCTTTTGGATAATAGGGATCTGTTATCATTGCTAAATCACTATCAACAGCTAAAATATCATCTATATTATCCATAATAATAGTGTCAAGACCTATAGTAATCCTTCTATCACTTGTAATATCGGGTCTATACATTTCTGCAAGGAGTGACCAGCCGACAGAAACATCAGCTTGTTCGTTGAAACTGACCTGTTCTACTGGTTCTTTTATGGGGTATTGTTTATCTACTAAACAAATTAACTCAAAAGATTTGGTGGTATTTCTTTTAATAGATCGATAAAGTTTATCGACCCATGTAGCATCAAATGTGTTTGTTGAGTGCGGTATACCAAAAGTAGTACCATCAAACAAACACGTAACAATTTTTATCATTTTCACATTCTCTATTGACAAATAAAAAATCTATGTTATAATAAGGTGTCTTCGCCAGAAAGACTAATATAGTATCACTTACCTTGTCCTCTATATTTCTTCCAGCCCCTCTTTTTGTGTTTATTCTTTGGTCTAGAATATGGCGATTTACCTATACTGGTTCTTTTTGGTGTAGGTGTTTTTCTCTCAATCGATCTTACTGTTTTAGGTTTCGCCATTTCAGTTATTCAATAAGTTTTTAATTGTATATTTATTATAATTAAGGGAAATAGTAGATATCAAATTTGTTGGTTCTGATACGGTACTATCAAATGATATTTCTGTTAGATTTGTAGGGAAAACATATTCAAAATGTGCCTCTAATGTGGGATTCATTGAACTACTTAAAACGGTTAATATAGCTTGAGTATAAGTATGTTGATCACCTGTTATCCAATTAAACATTTCCTGCCAATTTTTTAAATATTCATCAACAACAAATCCTATTTCCATTGGTTCATATGAAACACCTCCAACCATTATATTTACATCACTTCTCATTGGTCTAGCAATTTGTGTTGGTTCAAATGCAATGCCAGGTAAATTAGCCGTTTGAACAAAAAAGTTCACCGCAGGAAAATCTCTCAGTTCAAATTTAAATTGAACTTCAGTTAGTGGGTTTATGTTTTTTACTTGATCATTTAAAGCCATTTGTCTTTCCTAGTTATTATTACTACTATTTAGTAAGCACAAAAAAAGGGTGGACAAAAGCCCACCCTTTCTGCATATCATGCTAGTATTACTACTGTTACATCAAGTTTGCAACAGTTACAACTCTGTAATACTCATTAGCATTTGCTGTCAATGCTCCAGTTCCACCCGAGTTAGCGAATGGGTTAGATACGAGCCCGTAACGAGTCTTAAATCCAATTTTTGGTTGGAAAGAATCTTCACCAACGGCGCGAACCATTTGTAGAGGAACATAAGGACAATAGAATAGTCCGGCATCATAAGCACTTGAACCTTTGTAACCAACGGTAAAGAAGTTAGTTGCAGAAGTAGGTGCATAAGGATCGACATAAACTTTGAATCGACCATTAAGAGTACCAACCATTGTAGTACCGGTGTCATCAGGATGAATGTCGTTGCCTGTTGGAACGCCAGATAATTGTCCAGCCATTGCTAATGCAGAAGCT